AGATCATTTGGATACTCTTTTAATCCTGCAAGCAACCATTTCTGAGTATTTTTCTTATCGAATAATTTTCGATATACGTATGTAGCTGTACAATAAATAGAACCATTAAACTTTACACCAATACGAGCACTTGTTTCTTCATAACGTTCTATATATTTTGCAGCTTCCGTGAATTCATCATAAGCCGTATAACTCTGAATTAGATAAAAAAGAGCCACTACATCATCGGAATCTTTCTCCAAACATTTAAATAGCAACCCTTCACTACGTTTCCGTTTTTCAATCTGTTTTTCTGGCGTAAGGTCATACCCATAATGTTTTAAACTAATTATTGGACAAAATACAGCCTCTGGCTTACCATTAATAATCTTTGGTGTATTATGGATAACTTTTTCATATCGAACAGCACCTTTCCGAAACAAACGGACAGATGAAAATTGCATTACTTGCATATCTTTTTGAATGTCCCGCAGTGTAATTGCTGCAGAAGAACATTCTGGGGGGATTCTACTAAGCCATGTTTTTAAATCAGATGCAGATGAGGCCTCCTCCAAATGTAATTCCTCATCTGCATCAATAATTAGTATCCAATCACTAGCTGCATACCCAATTGACAAATTTCTATATTTTGAAAAATCATCAATATAGTCACCATCAAAAGGATGTTCGAAAACCTTTGCGCCAGCCGCTTTTGCCAATTCCATAGTTGCATCCGTTGAACCTGTATCAACTATGATCAATTCATCCGCTATACCTTTTAATGATGGTAGACACCTTTTCAGGTTTACTTCTTCATCTTTCACCATCATACAAATGGATAACGTGATCGGTTTTTGCCCCGTTTTTCCCATCACGCATCTCCATTTTTTATCCAAAAAGTTTACTGATATATGCTTCATACTGAATACCAGTGCCACAAGTTCCACCACAAGTAATAGAATGGCGTAGGTATCGATACACAGTACCATCAAAATCATTGGTAAACGGTACGACATATCGTCCAGTAGTCATATCAACTGAACCTGAAAGCTGTGTTGCATCACCCAATTCAACAATCGCCAAATCTACCAAAGTTGCAAAGGTAGTATCTTTACCACCTTGAAGTCTCATGGTAAATTTTGTTGATGCCAAAATATTTGGCACTGCATATACATTAATAGCAAAATCACCTCTGGTACGCCCACCACCGGTATCATATGACTTATCAATACCAATGGGATCTTCCCCAACCATACTGGTCGCTACTGTACCTTTTGCTTTCAAAACCAGAAGATCATCAACCAGCCGACCTCGCGCACTTCTTAAAAATTCATGGTCCATTTTAACACCTCATTATTTTTGTTGGTTTGTTGGAATGTTAATTAATCTCTACAATCACCCCTAGACCGCCACAGCACCATCCTTGATGTAACGCAATCTGGCTGCTGCTCTTTTACGCAAAATTGCCATTGCCACTAGCCATTCAATACGGGTCCTGAATACAGGCTTTTCATCAATCTCACCAAGATCTTTTACATCCATTTCGCCATTTTGAATACCAACAACGCCATTCTCTGCAAAAGACAGACAATAAATGGACGTGCATTGAGATGTGCCGGAATCAGCAGCCTCAGTGAAAGGCATAATGTCATTATACTCATTATCTTTATCAGCAATCAGAATTGGCAGATCATTGTAGTACGTCACTTTACGACCAAACGCATCCAGCTCAAAAGTAATATACCCACCAACAGTAGCTGATCTGGCAGCAGCTGACATTCTCCGACGCATGGTTTTATTCATAAGCCAATGAGTCGGCTCATCCACTGCATCATAAAGCTCATCCAACTTGGCGAGTGACAACACATCGCCACCACTAGTAGATCCATCATCTATCAATTGATCACCAGTAAGCCTTGCTTGCAATCCATCAAACTCTTTTGGGCTAGATTCAACATCACCCTTAATAAATGTTCTTGAAAGAGCCAACCCAAGAGCTTTAATTTTCATTGCCTCTTCAATACCACGCTGATCACCATTTCCAGTTTTTTCAAAATAGGTATCAACATCAGCATCCCCACCAGCAATCACCAACATTTCGCTGATTCGGTCCACTGTTCCAGTTCCTTCATCGTATGCCTCATTCAACCCACGAAAACCAACCGCAGGAAGTGACTGTTCTTGGTTATAAGTCAAAGTCCCGCCAGAAATCGTCACAAAAGGCAAAGTCTGTAACAAGTCAGAACTTCTTGCGTACAGTTCCATTACGGTAGCCAGCGGAATCTCATCACGACCAAGTGCGAGTTTCATACTTTCAACGAGTGTTAAAGCCATTTTTAAATACCTCCAAAAAAAATTAAAGTTAGAATCAATAGCTACCGTGTCTTTTCCAAAACTACGCTAACTTCCTCATTTCGACCAAACGTTGAGATGGACTCATATTTTTAAGTGCCTCAAGCTTAGCCTTTTTGCTACTAGTCATCTTTGTATTACCACCAGCGCCAGAACCTCCAGAACGAGTTCGCATGATACTATCCTTTTGGGGGTGGCCCTGAATAATCAATTGAATTGCTTCTTCTGGGGGTGCGTATTCACCAGGATGCGCTTTACTAAAAATCTTCTCACCAGAACGATCCAGCGCAAATACTTTAACACGATCCCCATCCTCTTCAACCTGGAAAAATTTACCAAAACTATCGTATGCCATATCAGGCAGTAAGATAGTTTGTTCTTTAATGAATTCACTACGATCAAAAGCACCTTTTATTAGAAGGTTGCGAATCACACCATCTTTTTGTTTTATCGCACCCTGCCAAACCTGCTCTTTCTGAGCATATTTTGCATCAATGTCTTGGATTTTAGATTTATAAGAATCTGCCACACCAGCTTTCACTTTCTCAATTTCAACATTCTTATCTTTATCAAGTTGTTCCAAATTAGCAACAGTACCAATTGCTTTTTTCGCCTCAACCGGATCAAGATCACCAAAAGCGGTTATTCGCTCCAAAAGTTCAGCTGGATTTTGGTCACCAAAGGGTTCGAGTATCTTTTGCAACTTTTGTTTTTCTTCCCGCGATGTCCTGGCTTCCGCCTGTAATGCAGGGATTTTTGAGTACAAATCTATCGCCCTAATCCCAAATTCTTTATCATCATCTGCATCATCAACTACAATAGGATGTCCATCATCATCCATTGCAATTCCAGTGCCACCTTCCAACAATTTATATGCTAATGCCATCGTGTAACTCCTTTGCCTTTCCAGGCTATTAAAAATTTACCCAACCAACATATATTCCAATATGTGTTGGCACATCCGCCACAAGAATTGAAGAGCCCTCCTTTCGCAATTTCAAATTTTTTGTTGACAAACTATTATATAAAATAATATGGTAGTGTCCAACATACAAACATACTTTTTTGGAAATGTCAAGAACTATTTTTGGTAATTATCGAAATAAAGTCAATCGCAACTTAAATGGACTCATTTTTATTAGGATAGAGGTATCTAAAAATGCCAACCATGCCAAAAGAATTAAAAGGGATTATCAAATCAACTAGAACAACTTTGAAGAAAAGTAGAAAGAGAATGACAGAATCCCAACGGGCCAAATTTAAAAAAGAATTCCTGGAAGAATACCGAAAAGATGATACCGCATTGGATAAAACAGCGAAAAAGGTTGGATTCTCACGACAAATTATTTATAAATGGGCGGAAACAGATCCAGAGTTTGCAATAGAATTTGAAGAACTCCGATTTATCAAAAAAGGCAAGACAAAAAAGGAATGGGAAAAGAAACATTGTAATGATGAAGAATATAAAAAGAAATTTTTGGAATTATATGCTGATGATAGTTAAAAACACGTGCCGCTATATCTTCAAAAAAAGTACAGCAAAATCAAACTAAATTTCTTGGGGCCTTTACCGCCAATCATTTCAATATTACACGCGCATGTAAAGAAATCGGAATTATACGCCAAACTGTAAGAAATTGGTGTAATAATGACCCTGATTTTAAAAATGCATTAGACGCAGCACAGGATGAAAAAGAAGATTGGGTAGAAGATAAATTATTCCAACTTATAGAAGAAGGTAATATGGTCGCCACGATCTTTGCCTCTAAAATAATGCTGCAACAAAGAAACCTTGGTCGAAGACACGCCTACATCGAACAACCACAAAAAATAGAAGGGCATATTGAACACAAACATTCATTTGATCAAGATCAACTGGATGCTATGGTACGAGGACAATTAGTTGATCGCAAAAAATATGAGAGTATGCTACAATTAGATGATCCAACAATTGTGGATGCTGACTATACTGAACAAGGAAATGTCAATGAATAATCAAGAATTGACCCCGGAACAAATAGCCGGATCTAGTCTATTAAGTTATGTCGGTTTAGAATCTCCAAAGTACATTGCTGAACCAATGCATGAATTAATTGCAACCGCTCTTGAGAAAGTAGATTCTGGAAAGATCAGACGTTTGATTATCTGCACACCACCACAACATGGAAAAACCCATCTAACATCAGAATTCTTTCCAGCATGGTTTTTAGGTCGTCATCCAGATTGGAGTACAATTGCTGTTACATACAACCAAACCAGAGCCAATCAAGTTGGTAAAACTGTAAGAAATAATCTTCTCTCTCCAATACACAGAACAATATTTCCAAATTGCAATATTTTGCAAGATACAAAATCAGCACACCATGTAGCAACCGCACAAAAAGGGCATTACTATAGTATAGGGGTTGGAGGATCAGTGATGGGAAGATCCGCCCATCTAGTTCTCATTGATGATCCATTACGAGGGAGAGAGGATGCTGAATCTAAGTTAATTAGAGAAAAAATAAAAGAATGGTATGCAGCATCTATCTACACAAGACTACGCCCAGATAATAGAATTGTGATCATTTCCACTCGATGGCAACAAAAAGGGATAGAGCCCATCAAACGGATGGAATCAAAACATTTCTCTGGGCCTATATACGAATTCACATTATATGGAACTCCAAAAAAACTAAAAGTTACTGGTAATCATAAAATACTAACCAATAATGGTTGGAAGTATGCGGAACAAATAACAAAAGATGATTGGTTGATCGTTCCTAAAATTGATGATGTTGAAATCCCAAACTTTGAATCTCCAAAAAAATCAAAAGCAAAATCAAGTACGATTAAATTAACAGGAGTTCAAAATAAAGTTCCAAAAAAAGAATTAGAAATCCTTCTAAAACAAGGAAAAACATATGGCGAATGTGCATCTCATTTTGGATATAAACATCGAAGTGCGATTTATCAATATGCAACACTATATGGACTAAACCGAAATACGAATACTGTCGCATCACAAAAGATGTTGTGCGACTCAAATTTCTGGAGGTTAGTTGGTTACTGGCTTGCCGAAGGTAGTCTATCAAAAGCCAGAAAACATTATGATGAAAACCATTATACAATCATTGTCCTAACCATTGGAAGTCACGAACAATGGATAGCTGACGATATCAAAAATATATTAGCATTATATAATATAAATGTATCAACGTCATTACATAAGCATGGTTCAGCATTAAAAGTACAATTTTCTTGTTGGCAAATAGCACAGTACTTAAAAACACATTTTAAATGCTATGCATCAAAAAAACAACTACCGGAATGGATTTCATCTTTACCAAATGAAAGTAAAAAAGAATTAATAGCTGGTTATTTCAGAGGGGATGGGTGTTTTAGCAACAAACTTGGGTATAGGGTTGCCTCTACATCTTTAAAATTACTTACAGATCTACAAAGACTATTTACCACTTTGAAAATACCGAGTGGTATTATGAAGGCGAAAAAAGAAGGAACAGAAGTATTCAAAATAGAAAAACAAAAAGAATATATAATAAATGTTAAGAATAGTTATGAACTTCGAGTACATGAAGCATATGTACCATGGTTAAATATAAAACGTGAAAAGTATGAAATACGAAAGAATAAACCCACTCGTATTGTTGGAAAAAGAATACAAAACGATCAACTACAATTAAGAGTGAAAAAAATAGAGATAATACAATATAATGGAAGTTATTGAATTACGAGCAATAGCTGAGAAAGATGATATATTAAAAAGACCTGTTGGTGCAGCTTTATGCCCTAATATCTATTCTTTAAAGCATTTAAAACAAGTAAAAGAAATAGAAGGGTCCTATAACTGGGAATCATTATATCAACAGAGGCCGATTGCACGAAAAGGTGGAATTATTCAGTATGATTGGATTGAAGATAATTGGTATGATAAAATACCAGAAAAAGAAGTTATAAAAACTGTAATAAGTTGGGATACCACTGGTCAACCCATTATTGATGAATTAAAACGACTTACAACATTACCAATAGTTGAAGTATCGACACAGAATCTTGATAAAGAAGTCAGATTAGATTCGGTATCTGGATTATTTGAATCTGGAAAAGTTCATTTCCCAGAAAGAGCACCATGGCTCATTGAAACAAAAGATCAACTTTGTCTTTTTCCATCTTATAAGTTTGATGATATAGTAGATAGTGTTGTACATTTTTTAAGATGGACAAATAAACCAAGGTATGTTAGAAAAAAACGCTCGCAATTATTTTGGAAATAGGAGAATTAAAATGGATATGACAATTGATGAATTACAAAAAACACATGCTGTATATAATGAAAACATTCAAGATTGGACATTTTTTGGATTGGCATATCAAGGCGGGAGGCCTTTTATTGACTTTGCACTAAAGCAGCACACAAGAGAAAGTAAAAGCAACTGGAAATCCAGGCAGGAGGAGGGTATTTGTTTCAATTATTCGAGTATTGTAATTGATTTATTCAATTTTTATCTTACCGAAAAGCCAGCTGTTCGAAAACTTGGGGATCTAGCAAACAACACACAATGGAAGATGTTCAATAAAGATGCAGATCTCTACGATACTAATTTTGATGTATTTTTAAATGAAGCACAGAAAATGGCAGGAATTTATGGCGCTGTTGGTGTTTTAATTGATAAACCAAACTCAGACAATGCAGTTATGAAAGATGACATTGAACAAGGTATATACCCATACTGTGCTCTATTTACACTACCAAATATTCTGGATTGGAAACATGAACGTGATCCCATCACTAACAGACCAACATTGAAATATCTTAAATTGTTGGATTTTGATAATCGTTACTTGCTATGGTGGGAAGATAGATGGGAAATCTGGGAATTACCGAAAAGCATATCATCACAATCCACTACCACAACATCCAAAAAACCAAATGTTGGGGAAGAAGATCCCATTCTAGTAGATTCTGGGGAAAATCCATTGGGCGAAATACCATTCGTATGGTTTCAAAATATTAAAAGTGTTATGGACCCCTATATTGGTGTATCTGATATTAAAGAGATTTCTCGAATCACAGCAAGTATTATTCGAAATATTTCATATGGGGAGGAAGTTATTAAATTTGCTGGATTTCCACAAGCAAGACGTCCAATGGATAAGGAAGGTGAAAATATAAATAATACAGTTGGTCCAACAGGTATTCTTGAATTTGATCCTGAACTGGGGCAAGATGGAAAACCAGATTGGCTGGAAGCAAAAGTACAAGAACCAGTTGAGGCAATTTTAGTTTGGTTTGACAAAAAGATCTCTGAAATATTTCAACTCGCCCATCTATCTGGAATACACGCACATGAAACAAGTGATCAAGCAAGATCTGGTGTTGCTCTTAGGTATGAATACCAACAACTCAGCTTGGTACTTTCCAAAAAAAGTGAAAATCTGACAGAGACAGAGCTGGGGATTATAAAATACTGGTTAAAATGGCAATCAAAATCAGCCTGGTTTGATGAAATGCTTATCTCTAGAAGTAAAGATTTCAGTATTGACGATCTATCACAAAATCTGGAAAATGCTATAATGGCAAACAAAATTATACCTGAGATTACATTTAAAAAGGAACTAATGAAAGTCGTGGCTAAACGAGTTCTTCCTGACATTCCGGATATTAAATTGCTGGAAATCTATGATAGAATAGATGATTTGGCAGAAGAAGATTTGAATGAATCAGAAGAAACAAAAGATCGATCCCAAAAAGATATTCGTCAAGAATTAGAGGAAAAATGGAAACGTGACACAGAAAACAATTCTATAAAATAAAACCAATGGCAAAACTAAGTATAATAATGTCAACTTATAATGCTGTTACTAGGAATGACAGTAAATATTTAAAGAGGGCATTAAATTCATTACTAAAGCAAACAGATTCGGATTTTGAACTACACATCTTGGATAATATATCTACAGATGAAACACCAAATATTTGCAAAGAATTTGCTATAAAAGATGATCGCATAAAATTTAAAATTGATACGAAACGCCGATTTCCGGAAGCTAGAATAGAAAAATTAGCCTATGGCATTACAACAAAGTATATAATGGTTGCCAATTATGATGATTTATGGAACCATTACTATATCGAGAGTCTGTTTAAAATATTAGATCAACATTCAGATATTGCACTGGCCTACTCTAATGGAACCTTTATTGATCATAAAAGTATTAATAAAAATCCATTGTTGTATAATACCAACTTCACATACAATCATACTATAGAACAGAACTTCTGCTTCTCAATACAACATCGCAATATTATTCCTTTACTGTTTGGTATTTTTAAAACAACCGCATACCAAACAGCACTACTACACAAGTCATTTGACAGTATAACTACGAATAATAATGATTTATTTTTAGCAAAATTCTTTCTGTATGGGTATAAAGCAAAACTTTACAACAAACCACTATTTCACTATAGGGGTACGCCAAAAAATCTTTTTCCAGAAACAGTAAAAGGAATACCTAATAATCCAGCCCTAATTTGGGTATATTACATCCAACAACAACTCAAATTTTACAGCGTTGTATCAAAATACATCCCTGATGAAAAACCACTCCTCAAAATAGCAACTCTAGATAGTTGCTTCCATTATTTATTATCTTTGTTGATATGGACTATTAATAATTTAGCACACGATGCATTTGAAGAGAACCTACTCAAAACGATCTACAAAAAATATGAAAATATATGTAGAATCCTATTCAAAGATAGTTTTCCGGAGATGACAGATAAATTATATAAGAACCATTATAGGAAATGCTACATTCTTAGTGAACAAATCTTACCTTATGTTAATAGCATGTTGGTCCCAAATCCATTAATTGACAACACAATCCAATTAGCACAAAAAATTCACGATGAAAAATTACAACCGGTTTAAACTACACGCCATACAATCACTGAATAACCATCCACAAATAAAGATCCAACATAAGTACGTTGTGCTTGAACAATTTCAATTTTACCTTCAGATTGAAGATGTCGTAGATAAGGCCAGTACCCAGCAAGATATCCACGGTACATGCAATATTGAATAGATAAATAATCTAATAGGTTTGTTGGATTTAAAAATTCAATAATTGGTTCTATATGAACCACCCAAGTTGGCCGTTGTTCTAATAAATACCCAACAAATTCCATAAAATCTTGGCCCAACTGTTCCATTGCAGCAACAGTATAAACAGCAGAATTTCTATTTAATTTAAAATCATCTGGTTGGAACATATCAAATCTATGAGTTTGAAAACCATTTTGAGCAACAAGATCACACGCAGATTCCGCCCAATCTAAACCATAAATATCTGCTGTTGGATTTACTTCTTTGGCACGAAATAAGTTATGTCCTGTTCCACAACCAAATTCATAGATTGATTTTGTTGTGTGTAAATACTTTCCAAATAACCAATATTGCAATAATGCCAACATATTATACTCAAAATCAACTTGTTGTTGTTTGATTAATTCCCTTCTCCACCGAACAACAGGATATTTCCCAAAATACCCCGGCATGATATCTGTGGATTCAAAATTCTTTCCCCATCCATTTTCCCACACATATCTACGATGTGGGCCAGCACAACTCTCTGGATGATTCTGTAGATTCATCAATTCATTATAGATTGTAATGATCCATTTATCATATTCTGGTTTACTTAATGTTTCATAATCAAACGTGTGGCTGTGTAGCTTCTGATACACAGCTGAACTTAATTTAGTATTTAGTGTTGATTCAAACATGGTGGCATCAATACAGGGCATCATTAGCTCCTATCGTGTTTGTAACCAAGGATCTACGGATTCAGACCATTCTACTCCACGTATATTTGG